TATCAACAAGTAGCGAAGGACTGTCGCACACCATACGTAACGCAGTAATTTTAGACATGATAGCCCCACGCATTGCGTCTACGGGTCCGCCAAAGGCTTGTCCTTGTCCGTAGATTGCATCCAAAGAAAAACCCCCTCCAAAAAGAGATTGGGCTTCTTCTAAGTCAGTTGTTAAATCTAACTTAATTTTGTCATACAGAGTTCGAGCAGGTTTGTTTAGACGAACCTTTATGGGGCTTAAATGAATAGTGGCGGGTAGGTAGGGTGCAACATCAGGGTCTGACTGAGCCTTCCTAACCGACGCTTCTTTAATCTTCTCGTGTAGTAACGGAAGATTGCGGTATCTCTGTACCCCGCCAAAATGATTTCTTACAATAAAAGTCTTATCAAATAAGTCAAAACGACCTAACATGGTTGGCTCAACAAACTGCATAATGCTGTACAACTCTTCAGGCTTTCCATTTTCAATAGGAGTTCCAGTTAATGCATACTTAACGGGAATTTTTGTTGCGAGTTCTTTGACTTTCTTACTTCTTTTAGAACGGAAACCTTTTATAGCAGTAGCCTCATCACACACAATAGCGTCAAACAGCAACCCCTTTAATAACTCCCAGTCATTAACAATAGACTCGTAGTTAGTCACTATGTAGTCCGTGTATGTGCCATCTACGTATTGCTTAGTTCTTACTGTTTTTGAACCGTCTACAACGGTGACTGTGGCGTTTGAAAACTTTGTTATCTCTGCTTCCCATTGATACTTTAAACTTGCTAACACAATAACTAATGTGGGTTGGGTAATTTCTTTTCTTTTCCGCAACTCTTCAAGTGCTGCAATCGTCATGCAAGTTTTTCCTAAACCCATCTCATAGGCAACCAGCATTTTCTTTTGCTTTGCCATACGTTCAACGGCTTCAACTTGATACGGTTTTAAAGTGCCTGTAAACATTAGAGATACGCCTTCTCCCCATAAATCATGTCAATAGCATTCTCTATGCCCCAAAGAATTTGTTCGTTAGCCATATCGCCAACATCCTTTAAACCTGTTGAAGCGTAGTTAAAGAACTTAGCAGTAATTCCTAACTTCTTAGCCCCCTGTAAAAATGCTTCGCAACCTTTTTTTCCAGCAGAATCAACTTTTGGATTGTCTAACGCAACAATGACCACATCGGAATACCGTAGAAGTTTAAGTTGAGACTCACTTACCTGTGCTCCAAAAGCAGCCACTCCCCCCACTACTCCTGCAGAAGCAATTCGTACAGCGTCCAGAGGTGACTCAACTAAAATTGACATTTCTGGGGTTACTTCATGTGCACCAAATAGTGTGCGAGATTTTGTAACACCTAAAGGTCTGTTTCTAAACAAACGTTGCTTTGAATGTTTTTCTTGCCAACCCCATAAAGTGTGGTCATGTGGATTTCTAATTGGGAGTATCCATGTATCTTCTTTTGCCCACAGTACTTCATACTTACGACACGCTTCTGCTGTTAAACCTCTAGATTCTAAAGCCCATGCGGGAGGCTCAGTAAATAAAGCCAATCGTGAATTGTCCATAGGTAACTCTTGCTTTGGTGCTACATATTGAGGGGCTTCTTTTAAACGAGCAGCCAATTCTTGTGGAGTAATGTTTTCAATTTGAGCAATCCATTTACTGACTGCTCCGTAATCAATGTCTTCTGAAATGTAAAAGCCTTGCATTTCTCCAACTAAAGAGAACAAGTTTCCTTTGAACCCACAAGAAAAACACATGTGAGCACCTGTGCGTTGGTTTATGTACCAAGACGGGTTAACATCCTTTTGCCCAGTCCTAATCTCATGACCAGGGCAATGAGCCTGCATCTCATCTCCACGGTTTCTTAGTATGTACACACCTAATTTATCAAGAACTTTTATAACATCTATAACTGTCATATTACGTTGCCTCTCTTACATACAGAACAAGTTGCGTTCTTTGTTTCTTCGTGGAAACACCCTGTCTCCCATTTCCAAGTCAAACTTGATTCACTAGGACCACAGTTACGGCTTGCAACAATCTTTAAAGTTCTTAGGTCGTCGTAATCTGGAACTGGTTCTAAACCAAGGATGACATCTGAGTCTTGGAAGAATGAAGAGGAGTAACCAATAGAGTCTGCAGTTACTTTCCCGCCTTTCATCTTCCACAACAAAGTCTGAGTTGTTACAACAACTGGAATGTCGTGACGTTGAGCAAGACGCTTTAGTGCTCTAGTCACATTTGTAATAGATTGTGGGGTATTCATCTCACCAGTCATTTCATCCATCATGAGATAAACGCCATCAACAAACACAATGTCTGGCTTTAACTTTGAAATTTTGGCAGATAACGACGCAACTGTTAATCCGTTTACAGCATCAACAAGGTGGAAAGGTTCTTTTGCTCCATCCATTCCCTTTAGCATGTCAAGGTAACGAGTTTCTTCATCGGTGAAAAGTTTTCCTCGACGAAGACGACCATGTGAAACTTGAGCACGAATTGAGTCGTGTCTTTGTTGTTGTTCTCTGTTAGTCATTTCAAAAGACTGGAACATTGGCACTTTGCCGTCACGATGCACGTGTATCGCTATTGCTAATGCTATTTGTGATTTACCTGTCTTAGGTGGAGCAATGACTGTCACTAACTGCCCACCCTGTAATCCAGCAGTTGCCTCGTCAATTTTGTCGAAGCCTGTTGGAATTCCTAGCATTGTTTGGTTTGCTAATGCTTGATACTCAGCAAATCTTGCTTCCGCGTCTTTTGTTAAATCAAGTTCGTTAGTGCCTTGAACACCTTGCATATTAACTTTAGTGATGGCTGCTTCCATAGCAACCAAAGCACCTTCGTGGTCATTCTCGGTTAACTTTTGAACAGAGTTTTCTAAGCCTTGTCTTACAAGTATTTTTCTTCTGAAAGTTACTGCTTGGTCAACTAGAAATTCTAAGGAGTCTTGAACATCTAAAACTTTATATGTTGGGTAGTGGTCTTTAACAGTTACTGCGGTTGGAACTTCTGAATACTCTGTGTAGTGCTTTACAACAAACTTCCATACACGAGAGTTGTCGTCGTCTAAAAACCAATCAGAGGTGATTCCACGTTGTAAAACTGGGAGAATGTCGCGGTCCCGAATTACTTTACTTACTAAGCGATGTTCATTATCTGCTGCCACGAATTCATTCTCCTCTCATAAACGATTTAATTCAATACCCCAAGAACCATATCTTCCCAATCTAGGGGGAATGTCTATCACACCTTTTAGGTTTACGCGATAAGGTAAGTCATCTACCAACTCTTGTGTCGTTATGTAGAGTTGTGCAAAATTAAACGGGTTACCTCCTCTCCTGTCAAGAATTTCCATTAGATGGTCTAAATCAGATTTATCTAAACCACTTTCCTCAATACCTGCAAGTTCTACTGACAAACCATACTTATTAGTTAAAATCCAAAGTTGAGCAACTGCTTCTTTATTAATATTGCTTATGCGAAGATAGGTAGAGGACTTAAAGAGTTTCTTTTCTTTTACTTCTTCAGTTTGTGCAACAACTTCTGCAAGGACAATTAAACGCGAAGGTGTTTCATTTGAAATGTCACCATTCTTCACAACACTTCCACTCTCGCGTATTTTATAATGAAATTTCTAAACGCATCTGCAGAGTCATTGGCTTTAGCAGCCTCATCTTCAGGAACGTCTTCAGGAACTAAGATAGCGTATTGCCCAGAGTTTTCTAGCATGCGCTGTTGAATAAATTCGGTGTGTTTACATTTGCTTCTAACTCGGTAAGAAGGGCAGTTACATTTCGCATTCGTATCACCAGGGCGTAGTTGTACCTCGTACACCCCCGTAGTCGAGAGAAATAACTGGACCGTTCTCCACGTCTCCAAATTTGAGCCTTTCTTCATGCTCGTGCCTTCCGTAAGTCTTTGTTAACTAGGCGAACTCTTTGGAATGCCTCATTAGCAAAACTCGCCATCGCGTTGCTGTATTTGGCTCCCCAATTTTCCAGCATCTCGTTGGTAGTTACTATTGTAGGCAATGCTCTGTCGTATCGACTGCGTAAAATCTCGTCAAAAGAAGTGTTGTCGTAGTTAGAGCCGTATTCCTTACCTAAGTCGTCAAGAATTAACAAACGAACATTTAACCAATCTTCTTTTGCACGTCCGTGAAAACCTTCCATCTCTCGGTTCATCTCACGCTTCTCATCAGCGTCCGCATCAAACATAGCCTTTTTGCGAGAGAGAAACTCAGGGTAGGTTAAATAGTAAATAGGGCGAGATAACATTCCGTAATCTGACCCTGACTTATACGCAAGAACTTTTTTAGCAATATCTTCGTCCTCTGGTAACTGCTTTATAAACTCCATGGCTGCTACAACTGCGTGAGTTGTCTTGCCAAGTCCTGGTCCCCCATCAAAGAGCAACCCAACACCTGTTAAACCAAGACCACCGACTTGCTTAATAACGTTGCCCGTTACTATCTCATCTAACCAGTCAACAACTGTTTCTGGAAAGTCTGACAGCATGTCAGCAGGTTCTAATCCAAGAAAGCGTCGGGGGATATTTGAGTTACGTAATATCCAGTGGCGTTTAAAAGGAGATAACGTTTCAATCTGATACGTCAACTGAGATTCCCCTGTCGTCGGTGTATTTGCCTTTGCCATCTGTAGTCATGTGTGTTTCTTGAATTGTTAAAACAAAGTACAACTCTCCAGGAAACAAGATGCCGACAATAACATCTAAAATTTTAGACTTCCACTTGGGCATAGTGACGATAGCAAAAACGGGTAAATCTTTTTTCTTTTTAGCCATCTTTCTCTACCCATGTCTGTACGAGCATTCCAATAGGAATACCAATTAAGATTCCAATAAGAATAATTTGACTCATTGTCCTCCCCAACCTCCTCCTTTAAATTGAACTGCAGGTGGTGTAAATACTTTGCTCATTGCATTGCCACAACGGTCACAGTTAGGTCGCTCAGTAGAGTTAAAGGTTAAGTGCATCTCCACAAGACTGCCTTCGCAGGTATCGCATTTAAAATCGTATTTAGGCATTTAACTTTTTCTCATACCTTTCTAGCGCAGACCGACCTGCAATCGTGTTGTCGAATGTTCTTCCGTCCGAAGCATAGATGACATCGGTAGTAATCTCTTCTGACACGCCCTGAACATTTGGCAGGATTATCCCAAGATTGTTATGCGCCTTGACCAGGTGGGTTTTAAACATCTGTAGAAACTTCTTATAGAGATAAGGAGCCTCGTTGCCGATGCCTATAAAGTTCTTTTGGTCAGCCATAAACATCTTTAACAACTCTAGTTCGACCAGGGCTGTCGTCTGATACTGATTACGTTGCTTGGCGAGTGCTCCCGCGAGGTTACCAACGTTGACAGTTCCTGGAAGCCAGGGAAACTTCTTGCCAACGAGGTAGGAAAACTCTGCTGCTACATCGCGACTTGTCCACTCTGCCTCTGGTCGCAGTCCTCGTGTCTTAGTGTCTTTCTTGCTCGGCGGTGTTCTCGATGTCTCTGGCTCCATCTTTCCGACACCACCAAGGGAATCATCCTTGGCTTGTTCTTCACGCCAACTTTTATTCATTGATTCCTCACTTACTTTGTGTATTTTTATATTTTCATAACTAGTTTGACTAATATGACTATTAGGTACTAATAGTCTATTAACTAGATAGTCATAGTTACTATCTGCTCTATCTGTAGATGCCCTCTCTGCAGGGCATACTGATGCCTCCCACAGAGGGCATAACAACTGGTATGTGTTTCCAGAATAGAACCCTCGCCCACGCTTTTTGCGATGTGTTTCAAGTAGCCCTTTGTCCTCTAAAGCCCGTAGAGCCTCTCTGACAGTGTTTCTAGATTTAGCCTGCGTCGAGCAGCCGAGAGTATCCATTGGTTGCTCTACTACCCCGTCAGAGGTTGCTAAGGACCACAGTG